CTGGACTGATGAGTTTGTCATCCAACGGGAACATACGAAGGTCTGTTTTAGAAGTCCATTTCGTAAAATCAAGTTTATCAAACTCTTCATTGTATTTTTCCTTGATGGCTTCCACGCCAGTCAATGACCCGATGCCGTAAAGAATAACCTTGAATATTGTTACAATGAGCCAAGGAATCAAATACACTGTGGTCAAAAGAAGACGAACACCGCGTGTGAAAATAGACTCTTTTTCGAAATTCGGGTCAGTGGGTGACCCTACTTTGGGTAGACTATGAAACCACGCAGGAAGAGACGAAGTTGCCCAAAGAACAACAAATCCGATAAACCACCCCCAATTTTCGGGGATCACTGGTAATTTATTATCAGTCGCGCGGTCTTGCGTCAAATATTTCCACCACGGGGACAATACAATAAAGAATATCGCACAGAATCCAACGATGGCAAAGACCCAGTTCCATTTTTTATCCGGATTGGCCGCACTATTATCATTATATTGCCACACCTGAATAGACTCGGCAAACTTTAAGATGGAATCAAGACCGCCAACATTAAGTTCTTTCACAATTGGAAGCAATAAAATGGCGCATAGTAAGAGACCAACAATCAAAACAATGAAAAAGGTGTCAATGAGTTCTTTTACACGAGGGAACATATCTCCGGTGAATGTATTGGCAATCCAATCACTTGTTCTGGGAGATGTTGTAATATTTGTAAAAAGAATAGAGACCCACATAATAATCAAAATCACGGATAGAAAGGGTATTAGTGAGAACAATTTGGCGAAACGGACAAACATTTGACTGAAATTATTGGTCGCGTTCTTATTGGATAAAATGGTGTCCCAGTCACTTGATAACATTTTGTCTTGTTTCACCTTTTCAGGATAAGTCTGGTTCAAAGTAGACAATTCGGTACCGGTAGCTACCGTGCAATCGGGTGGAGCTCTAAACACATATGAAAACGCATCCCATACACCAAATGAAACGGGTATTTTACCGCAATGCGCTAATTTCAAGCGGATATTGTAGAACATCAAAATAAATACTGTGATTATGATTGACAATGTGTAAAATACACCCATTACAGCGTGGTTTGGTGTTTTGATTTTTTCGTTGAGCCGTTCTTGCATTTTTGCATCTATCTGTTCGCTTGTAATATCCGCGCCAGGACCCGCTGGGTTATTTTTATTAAGGTCTTTTATTACTTCTGCTTTCAGTTGTTCGTAATATGGGCTACTACGGTCTACTGGTTTATTTTTTTCACTTGTTTCATCAATAACATAACCGATGGATACATTAATGAATACGATAAACGCGAGAAGTAATGTAAATAACCCTCCTTTATAGAAGGTAATTTGTGTTAATGAAAATGAACCTAGTAACAATATTGAAAATACGAGACCAAGAATAAGATAAATAATCCCGTGGGCGAGAAGTGGTTTGTTTTCAAATGAACCTTGTTCAGTTTCGGCCTTATTGAAATATATATTCGATTTTTTCTGACTTCCGGTGATAAGAATAGGACCAATTATTAAAAGCACCACCATAAAAAAACCGGATAATCCTTTTGAAAGGCGGGGTTCCACAGTATTATTTTGCCAAATCCAATATGCGACAATCGCGAATCCAACGATTTGTAAAATGAGGCCGATGCTTAACAATGTATTTGCGCTACTCAATGCGAGGTCATTTGATAGTTGCGTTTTGTCTTCTTTTGTGATTGTATTATCCTTCATTTTATCCTCAATTTGCTTTCCACGAACTACAAGTGGCACGCCAAACACGATACAAGCAATGATTCCCCCAATAATGCGCGTTGTTGTGAAATTATCATTGAACAAGTTATATAGACGTGGAAATACATTTTGAAACCAAGTACCATCACCAAAACCTTTTACAATTGCCGCGAACATTGGTATCAACATAAGAATGAGTATAGTTCCACCAATACCCATTAAAGCTTTTGACGGGTCGGCATCCTTTTCGCGATAAGCAGCCAAACTAGTGAAACCTAAAATAACGCCGAGAATAATTGCGACACTCGTAAAAACCCACTTCCATACATCCATTGTCATTCCTGACGCTCCTTGTGGAATCAGTAATTTATTATTCTCTTTTGCTTGAAGAAATCGGAATGGGTTCAGAAAATTGACGAAACCGGCAAATAAACATACGATGAGTAGCGTTGTAAACACCGCCCAATTATTTTCCATAAGGTCCCATGATATGAACCCTATTAGCAAAATAACCACCAATATGATGATAGGTAGGTAGTTCAATAATTTTTTTATGTGTAATGATTGTTCTATTGGTGCAGTCGGACTCGCTGGTACCGACGCTGGATTCATAATTTTTGAAATACTATAATTATAATGACACCCAGTTATAATTATAATATATATTAATGCGGCCTTCGCATCGCGTTTCTAGAGGAACGACATCGCCGTCTTTTTTCCGTGGCAATCCCGACACAAAGCGACTAAATTATCTACGTGATTGGAACCGCCGTGTTCTAAAGCGATGACGTGGTCCACTTCAAACCACGCGGGTAATTGACGCTGACAGTCCCCACATTTCCAACCCTGTTGTGCTGCGACATACTTCTTTTTGGTTTCACTGACGCTGCGCTTGCTAGAATTCTTGCCAGAGTTCAAGATACGGCGCTCGGCCGGGGTTCCGCCGGGGGTTCCGCCCCCCAACGACGGCTGTGCTATATTTGGCGTGGTTCTTACCCCCATTGCGCTACTCATCGCGCGGCCAATCGCACTGCCACTCACTCCGCTCGTTTGACCGCCCATCGCGCGGCCCATCGCACCGCCGTCGTGGGGGGTCGGAACCCCCGTCATATCAAAAAATGGTGTTATCATATCCGCGGTCCCCTTGCTTATCGGCATATACTTAATGATATCATTGGCGTGAAACATCAACTGCCTAGAGTTATCCGGATTACGACGCAAAAACAAGAAGAGCGAGAGACCGACGAACGCAAATGTCGCCATTTTTATCCACTTTTGATTCGTCTGGAATATTTTTGTCAACTTACCATCATAGTAGGTGTTTACAATAAGGAATGCTGCAACAAGAAATACGATATATTCGGCTTTTACCATTTTATGAGTCTGTGTGGTTATATATAGAAGCGAATAATATCGTCGGCATAATCGTCTTCGCCGTCAACGATTATGGTAATAATACGCCGCATATCCCAGCCCCACGACAACCAGTAAATACACGAGTTTCTCTCGGTATTTCAGTTCATCCAATATTTGGACCGACTTCGGGCGATAGTGTAAATAATATCTCTCGAGAGCGTCGTGTAAAGACATCTCGTCCTTCATAAGAAGGATATTATACCGATTATGGATGAAATGAACCCACTTAATAAACGAATCACGGCTATCTAAATAGGGTGTCACTGGGTATTTATCCAACATTCGCGCGAATTCGGATGACATTTCAGGGTCGGGAATTAGCATTGGAAAATTCTGGATGAAATCGTAGTATTTTTTACGGATGACATCATTGATATGGTCGGGATAATTGACCGCGGCAGTCATCAATACGAACCAATAATGTGGCCCCCATACTTTTGCGTCGAGTTTAAGCATTGCTTCGTCTGCTTCGTCGCTTCGCTTATAATCAAACGACATAAAAACAACGAGAGAATAACGTTAATACCTGGTGAAACGCAACGCGAGAATGGAATCAGAAAACGATGAAAAAGTAAACAATCCTAAATCAGCAATGTCTTATCTTGAAATTAGTCAAATGCGACAACAACAAAAACAACCATCGCCCGCATCGGTAACCCGTGGAAACGGTGGAGACCGAAACAAATACTTTTGTAACAATTGTAATCGGAATAATCACGTTTACAACAACTGCCGCGCACCAATTACAAGCATTGGCGTCATCGCATTTAGGTGTGGTGAAACTGGCCCTGAATTTCTGATGATACGCCGGCGCGATTCATTCGGGTTCGTGGACTTTATTCGCGGCAAGTATTCTCTCAACGACGAAGATTACATCCAGCGCATCATCGATGAAATGACAATGTCTGAAAAGGCAAATTTGACGCGTCTTACATTTGACCAGTTATGGCGGTTATTATGGGGTGATTATACGCGCGGCAGTCAGTATAAAAACGAAGAAAATGTCTCTTTTGAAAAATATCGCCAAGTTCTTGGCGGGATTCGGACAAAAGACGGACGTATCAAAAACCTCCAACATTTCATCGATGATTCGACTACACGTTGGACCGAGACGGAATGGGGATTTCCGAAAGGGCGCAGGAATTATAATGAGAAAGACTTGCCGTGCGCGTTGAGAGAATGCTTGGAAGAGACCGGATATGACATTACTGCGGAGAATGTTATCCAAAACATCGCCCCATTTGAAGAAATCTTTATGGGTTCAGATATGAAGTGTTATAAACAAAAGTATTTCTTAGCAATGGTAGATTTAGATAAGAAACCGAAGAAAGCACACGACATTATGGAGGTGGGTTTGATGAAATGGATGTCGTTTGATGAGTGTATTCGCACAATACGACCCTACAATTTAGAAAAAATCGGGATTGTTCGTAAAATCAATAACATATTATCCCGCTACAGAATATTTTGATGTGTAGTATTATTTGCTTGTATTTCCTTTTTATTTCGTATAGTTATATAAAGGATTACTGATTCTAACATAAAATGGAAAATCAGGATATCAATGAAGGTAATAAAGGAAATGGTTCAATATTCGTTCCAACACATTTATCAGGATTAAAGGAACGTTCATTTGTTCAACCGAAACCACGATTGCCCTTACAGAAGGCGGCGCCTATTGAAGAAGATGAAAATATACCTATAGAATTGACACTTGCCACATCGGCGTCTGGTGCGACTGCGGAAGAACCTCCTTCTGTTGCATCTGTTGCGACAGTCGCATTAGCAGTAATTCCAGATTCTGAATCCGAAACCGGTAAAACGACCAAATTTAAAAAAGGATTGAAAAAACCGAAAACATCCACTGCCAAGGGTGGGGTGGTGTCAGTTAACATTCCTTCTAGAGAATCATCGATAGAAAAAATGAAACGTGACTTAGAAGAAGGGCGTAAACGCCTCAAACCCGAAGAACTCAATAATCCATTTAGTAAGGAGTTCAACACTTTATTACTGAAAAAAGAACTGCTTGAACGAGAGATGACATTACACGATATTGGGATACTCGGAGGCGACGGTGATAGTGATAGCGACGCAGACGAGGCGGGCGCATCAGCAACTGCAGGATTATACCCCACTCTAAATGACCCCAACTTCAATACTAAAATCGCCCTTCGTAAAGAGTTCTTTGACACAAAAATGGATGTAGACCATACCAAAAACGTGGAAGAAGAGGCGGAAATTCTGTGTAACGCGCAAATTGAACTCGCACCAAATCAGCAATTCGTACGTAATTTTCTCTCCGTAGAGACACCGTATAATAGTTTATTGTTATATCACGGCCTCGGCACTGGAAAGACGTGTTCGGCAATTAGTGTTGCCGAAGAAATGCGCGATTATATGAATCAAATGGGGATAACTCAACAAATTATTGTCATAGCATCGCCGAACGTTCAAGAAAATTTCCGTCTTCAACTCTTTGATGAACGTGAACTCCGAGAGATTGAGCCGGGGGTATGGAATATTCGCGCGTGCACTGGGAATAAATTCATCAAAGAAATAAACCCGATGAATATGAAGGGGTTGACGCGTGATAAAGTGATTAAACAGATACGACGTCTTATTTCATCTCATTACACTTTTTTCGGTTATAATGAATTCGCGAATTATGCGAGGACGCACGCATCCAGTATTGGAATTTCACAGGATGACGCTGTAATACATGAAGTAAAGCGTAAAGGGGTAGCAGCATCAGTGGTTGCGACGAAAGTGCCTCGTAAAGGTCGTAAATCTGCTGCAGAAATTACCAAAGCTGCTGAAACAGAGACACTCGCGATTGAAACTTTATCCGTGGCGAAGTTGCGTAAATTATTCGCGAATACACTCATTATCATTGACGAGGTTCATAATATCCGTATCACCGATGATAACCGTGATAAACGTGTGGCGAAGATTTTGTTTCAAATTGTTCAGAAGGTAAACAATGTGCGCTTGTTGCTTCTCTCGGGAACACCAATGTATAATAGTTATAAGGAAATCGTTTGGTTGATAAACTTAATGAATTTGAACGACCGGCGTGCGACGATTGAAATTGCGGATGTATTTGATGACCGTGGAAATTTTCGTTTGGATCCCGATGGTCGAGAGATTGGAAAAGAATTACTCATTCGTAAGGCGACTGGGTATGTTTCATTTGTGCGTGGCGAAAACCCGTATACGTTTCCATATCGAATATTTCCGAGAGAACATTCACCAGAACATTCATTGCTTGCGTTCACCTCGGCAGGTGAAGGATACCCGCGAACACAATTAAACGGACGTCATATCGACCAACCAATTGAGCATATTGATGTATATATGACTCAGGCGGGTGATATTCAGGAGGCGGCATATCGTTTTATTATAAGTGATATGAAAGCAATGTATATTTACAAAAAAACGGCAATGGTGAAGCGTAAAAAGGCGGCAGCGGCAGCGGCGGTAGCAGCAGTGGAACCAGGAGCAGAAGGCAAAGGCAAAGGCAAAGGCAAAAAAGCCGTAATAGCAGCAGAGACCCCCGTCGCCATCAACGAAACCACCATCATTGAATCGGTGGATTTCCCATCTTTTGAAAATATGGACACGATTGGTTATGCTGCTGTTCAACGACCTCTTGAAGCATTGAATATGGTATACCCACATCCATCTCTCATTGAGTATATAAATAATCCTGACGACGAGTTTGATATTGCCGCGTGTATTGGTAAAGAAGGTCTACGGCATATTATGTCTTATGAAGAAGTAGGTAACCCTCCAATGCGCCAAAATTTTGAATACCGTCCAGAATTTACTAGAAACTTCAAGTTGCCAAATGGCGAAACAACAACAAAGGCGTCATCCCGAATCTTCGCACCCGACAATATTGGACGTTATTCAGCAAAAATAAAGAATATTTGCGAAAGCGTTCTAACAAGTGAAGGCATAATACTTGCTTACAGTCAATATATTGACGGTGGTGTCGTTCCGATTGCTCTTGCGTTAGAAGAAATTGGATTTACACGATATAGTGTAGCCGGTGCGAACTCTTCCTTATTTCGTAGCAAACCGGTTCCAAGTATTGATGCAATTACAATGCTTCCTCAACGACAGCATCAGATGGAATTCCCAGACCAACCGTTCCGTCCTGCGCGTTATTCGATAATTACAGGTGACCCCACAATCTCCCCCGACAATCTCTTTGAATTGAAAGCACTTACGAGTGAAGACAATACACACGGTGAAAATGTAAAAGTGGTTATTATTTCAGTTGCGGGAAGTGAAGGTCTGGATTTCAAGAATATCCGTCAAGTTCATATCCTTGAACCATGGTATAATATGAACCTCCTCGAGCAAATCATTGGGCGTGCCATCCGCAACTGTAGTCATAAACGTCTCCCATTTTCGCACCGAAATGTTGAATTGTATTTATACGGGAGTAAACTCACAAACCCCGATATAGAGGCGATAGACCTATATTTATACCGTCTATCGGAATTCAAAGCAGTTAAAATTGGCATAGTCTCTCGCGTTCTTCGCGCATCTTCAGTGGATTGTTTGTTAAACGTTCAGCATAATACACAAACTGCTGCGCAGTTGAATCAGGTCGTTAAACAGAATCTCTCGTCGCGAAAACAAATAGACTATCAAGTTGGTGCGCGCCCTTATTCTTCGTTGTGTGATTATATGGAACGGTGTGAGTATACATGTAGTCCAACATTTTCAAATGGTAAACCGATACAAGAACAAGAGGAGTTGTATGGTCTTGGAAACAGCGACAGCGACAGCGACAGCGACAGCGAAGAAAGCGAAGAAAGCGAAAAGGGTCGCTCTGGACGTAAAGGTGATGTTCGTCTGGATACATTTAATGAAAAGTTTATGTCGATGAATCTCGATAAAATCATCTATAAAATCCGTGAACTATTCAAAGAAAAATTCTTTTATAAAAAGACTGGAGCAAACGGTATTATTACAAACGTAAACAATATTCGTCATTATCCAGTGGCGCAAATCAATCTAGCGTTGTCACAAATGGTTTCCGACCCTAATGAATACGTAAATGACCGTTATGGACGTCTTGGGCGCATCATCAATATCGGTGATTATTATCTATTTCAACCGATTGAACTCAACAACAAACGCATAAGTATCCACGAACGAAGCACGCCAATTCCGTATAAACACGTTGCAGTAGAATATCCTCTTCCAGGAGAAATAACAGAAGATTACCTGAATATTCGTCCGGATATGGCTGCGTCAACGCCAGTTGTTCCAAACAAGAAAGTTGCTGCTGCGGTTGTAGCACAAAAAACAACGGCCATAACTGCACATCCACCTGAATCAGCAACAGCGGCAACAGAGGCAACAGCGGCAACAGCGGCAACAGAGGCAACAGAGATAGAAAACAAAGAAGACGTTGAAGAAAAAGAAGACGATATCGATATACTTCTTATGAATCTTACAAATAGGTTCGAAACTTGCCAGACTGTGTATGAAAAACCAACGAAAGACCAAGAAGAGTGGTATTATTATTGTGGTAAAATCCTGAACCAAATCTCTCAAACTGAAGAATTCCAAATTACAAAAGAACAACTATTGGAACTTGTTGTCGCAAATCTATTGGAACATTTGTTATACAACGACAGTTTAATGTTGATTCAACATTTGTATAAGAAGAATAACTATTCAATGTCATCAGCTAGTGGTGAGGGTCGGATTCAGTTACTTACCCCATTTGAGAGAATACTTCTGAATTACTACGCGCAACAAGTGATTATTCGTCCTTTGGTAGGAAAACGAGTTCTGAGTGTATCTGGTGGCGCGAATGCTTTGAATGTTCCTCACGACCAAGCCATTCTTCTTTTTCACGAAAAGAAAGACCCACAATTCGCACTTATTGTATTGCGACACGAAACAAATGAATGGAGACCAGCCGAACCTGAAGATCTCCGTGATTATGAACTTATTTTAGGCAATCTCAAAAATAGACACATCCAAAATATGAATACGATTATTGGGTTCATATCATTTTTTAAGAATGAATATTTGATATTTAAAGTAAAGACGATGACAAAGAAACGTGATAAAGGTGCACGATGCGACCAGTCTGGTAAAACCGAAGCCATTACAACAATAAATACCCTTCTATCTCTTTATCCACCCACATCTCGTGATGAGTATAAACTGACGATTGAAAACACCAAATTCAAGACACAAAAAGAATTATGCGTATTTGAAGAATTTATTTTGCGCATATTTAACCTTAAACGTGTAAATGGATACAAATGGTTCTTTACACCTGGAGAAACAATATTGTGTAATATTGAAAAACTGTATATAGAAAAATAAAGTATACGTGTATAGTAATATACGGAACGAAACAGAAACGTTATGAGTGTAATAAAACAACCTGTTATTGAAGGCGTCGTTCAATCCAAACCAAAACTAGGTATTTACACAACCATATTATTAACAAAAAAATTGCAAGTCCCCTTTCGTATTATTGGGCGAAACGTGAAAGATACACTTGAACATATTCTCTCAAAACTCGTAGAAGGAAAGTGTATGGCGGAGGGTTTCATACGTCCAAGTAGTGTGAAAATTCTCACGTATTCAAATGGAGTCATCGACGGAAAGTATGTTATATATGATGTTGTCTACGAATGTCTTTCGTGTTCTCTCGTCGAAGGTCTCGTATTTTCGTGCGTGATTAAGAATATTAGTTTGGCAGGTATTCGCGCAACACTCAATGAACCCAAGACGCCTGTTGTCGTATTTATTGCGCGGGACCATCATTATGACCGTGTTGGTTTTACACTTTTACAAGAAGAAGAAGAGATACGGGTGCGTGTTATCGGGCAACGTTTTGAAATAGGAGATGAAGCAATTTCGGTGATTGGTGAATTGGTCTAATGGTCACGAATAGAATTGAATAGAAACGAATGTATAATAATATAGAGTTAGTATAATATTATAATGGACTATACATTTACGTGCCTTCATTGTCACGAACCATTTGTTATTGCATACAAGGATTTCAACTGCCGAATATTACGTCACGGTGTATTCAAGTCAACCCTTGAGCCTATTCCACCTCACTCCACAAAAGAAGAATGTGAAGCATTGTTACAATCAGGAATGATTTATGGTTGCACTGGTCCGCTTCAGATTGTTGATTTGTCTGCTTCAGGGATGGATACACCCAACGGCAATTTTATGCTTGTTATATGTGACTACATATGAATAAAATTGATAATAATATAAACGTATTTATTGAATAGATATAGCCTATCATTGTCAATGGACGCCAATGTTGCTGTAGCCGTTGAGGTTTATGTGACCGACAAATCACCAGCGAAACGTGTTATTCGTCCAAAAAAGAATATGACAAAGATACAAATAGACACACCCAACGATATTGTTCAACCATCACCAGCACCATCACCAGCACCAGCACCAGCACCAGCACCAGCACCATCACCAGCACCAGCACCAGCACCAGCACCTTACTGTGACCCGTCACTATTTACAAAACGTTCTATAAAACGCACAATCACCATTCCATTTTACAATATCAAATTTGGAATCAACTTAAGAGAGTTATTGACAATAGAACTTGCGAAGAGAATTGAAGGACATTGTTCGGTGGAAGGATATATTTGTCCAAAATCAATAGTTATTCAAAATCATTCGTCTGGACGACTTAGTGGCGCAAATATTGCTTTCGATATTGTCGCAGATTGTCTTATCTGCTTTCCAGACGAACAGAGTGTGATAAAATGCGTAGTCAAGACGATTACACAAGCCGGTATACGCGCTGGAGCTACGGAACTGACGGATGGATGTTTATCTCCAATTGAAGTCTTTCTATCACGTGATATGAATAACAAGCAAGGTGAATTATTCTCTCGGATTGAAGAAAATGATATCTTGATGGTGGAAGTGGTCGGACGGCGTTTTGTATTGCACGATACACACGTTACAGTAATTGCGATGTTAGTTGATGTGATTTCAGCAAAGTCGTCGGAGTCGTCGGTCTAATGGTAAAGGGCATAAAGTTTAATCTGTGAATACTATGTAAAATGACATCGGTTTATGATACTGCAATGGTTGTTGTTCCTTTTCCATCTCAAGATGCAGTAATCGCGAGTCTTACAACAATGAACGAACTTCAACACATTGCGCAAAAAGTGGAAGCAAAAACAAATTACTTAATGATGTTGAAAGATGGGATTGAAACTATGCCTCAGGTTCATCAAATTGAAATTTTACGTATCCTTCATAAAAAGAAGACGCAACTCAATGAAAATAAAAATGGTGTCTTTGTTAATATTTCCAAGTTAAATGATGCTATATTACAAGAGTTAGAGGATTATATGAAGTATGTAATTCAACAGGAAAAACAATTGAGTGAAGTTGAGACGCAAAAAGAGTTTCTTACGAAGGAATATTTTGATAATAAGACGCATAAAGATAATTAGTGTATATTATATACCTGACAATGGCGCGAAATCACAACGATGTCATCATTCCGTGTTTATATAACTCTTTTTCATTTAAACCTCATAATGATGCAATTGTATACTATGAATGTTATCAACGAAAGCGTTCTGACCCAGATATGAGACATGTATTATCACATAGATTAATTCCAGAATCAGAATCAGAATCAGAATCAGAATCAGAATCAGAATCAGACACGGAGTTGTCGTCGGATGGTACGCACGCTTTCCACCCAGATATCATGGTGCGTTACGCATACACAATTACACACACAGGCGCAACAGACACGCTTCTTTGGTTGTTATATGTGATGATATATGGCATAGAAAAATACGAAACTGTTGATAATCATTATACTGAATCAAATCGTTTCAAGTTTGAATGTATTGAATTACTACGAACATATAAACCTATCTTAAAAGCCAATAAAATCAAACTCAATGAACACGAAGAAACATTGGTTCATAAACCGTTCATTCACCTTGAAACCTTACGCGCGATTGCTCTATGTAAAGGAATATCAGTTTGTTATGTCCATCAACGAAAATATTTTCGATGCGATAATGGCAATGGTGCCGGCTCCTGCGGTGCTTTCATAATTGAAAAAATCAACGGAAAATACGTATTGTATTTGGCACCAGGGGACCTTCGGGAAAAGTATTTGAATTTTATAACATCGAATTATTGGCAGATGGAAAGCATCTCTGCGCCCATTCGCCCCATATCTGCGTATAAACTGCCAGACCTTGTCGATATTTCAACACGACTGGGATTACCAATTGTAAACATTATTCCGGGTAAGTTTGGGTCAATGGGAACTGAAAAACGAAAAACGAAACCCGAGTTATACGAAGCAATAAAATTGAAAGTATATCTATGAAATAATGTATAAATAATATCCTATTCATATATATACAATGCCGATTAAAAGAGGACGCGGGTTGTCGTCGTCGTCAGGCGCGTCGTCTGACTTGTCGTCAGAATTCACACGTGTCGTCTCTCAATATTTAGAAGGCTTACTTGATAAAACAGATGGAATACCTGAATTAGAAATACGGTTTGGAACACGTGGTAATGCGCCAACAACGAGAGAAAATTTTGACGGTGTTCTTCAAAAATTATTGTCGTCAGGATTCACGTTTATGAAGAAGAATGCGTATTCTCTAAAAATTCAAAACGAATTCATCGACCAGAAAACGGGACAAACCAAACTTTCGTTGATTCGCGCAGAAATCCACGGCATCAATGACGTTCAAAATTATTGTAAGACGAATATGCCGGATGAGAAGTATGTGCTCTTCACACAGAAAATGTATGCGAAGGCGCCAGGAATGGCGACAGGTGCAGCAGGTGATACTATCCATCCGGTTATCTTCCACAATTTCAATTTCAAGGTGAGTTATCAACGTGAAAAGCGTATCGCGAATACAAGCACACTTGCGCGGTCGATTTTGAAGACATGGAACGACAATAAGAAGACATTCCGCTATATCAACCGCAGCACATTGAAACATCCCGACTTTCCCTTTCAGATTGATATGAGTGTTGTCAAAGAGTCGCAGAAAGACCAGACGGGTTATATTTCTGCGTCAACATTTGAAGCAGCACGAGTGCTCGACAGTCCAATTCGGTATGAGATTGAGATTGAAGTCATCAATGACCTCGTTGGCCCAGGGACTGCATTTAATCATCATAAGCATCTACTTGATAATCTTCGCAAAGTTATTAAAATTGTGATGTCGGGGTTTCAAGGCACAAACTATCCAGTTTCATTATCTGAAATGCGCAGTGTCCAACGTCGTTATTATGAACTTCTTTATCCAGAAGAAGGACGTGGCGGACGTCATGGTGACGAAGACGAAGACGGTGACGGTGACGGTGACGGTGATGGTGACGACCAAGGCAGCAGCAGCAGCAGCGACGACCGTGACGCACCCCCCGTAATTTTACGTGGTAAACATTTCATTGGACCTGCGTCATATACACTTCAAATGGAAAATATTCGCCCACTTGATTCTGACTCACGTGTTCCCAATATTCGTATGAATTATTCTGTTACAGAAAAAGCGGATGGACAACGGAAACTCCTCTTCGTTACACCAAAGACCGGTCACATATACCTCATCGATATGAATATGAATTTTCAATTCACTGGCGCAGTTTCATTGAACGCAAAACTTTATAACTCGATCCTCGATGGTGAACACATTCTTCATAATAAGAGCGGGCAATTCATCAACTTGTTCCTTGTATTTGACGTCTATTTCGTCCATAAAGCAGATATTCGGTCACGACTCTTCTTTCCAGTCTCCGTAAATGAAGACGAAGTTCTCACGAATTTTCGTCTTCCTTTAATGGAAAGTCTCGTGAAAAATCTTCAACTGAAGTGTGTATCTGGTGGAGTGGATTCATTACCGCCAATTCGTATTGAAACTAAGAAGTTTGAAATCGCGTCGTCGTCGTCGTCGTCGTCGCGGTCAATCTTTGATTGTTGTGCAGTAATTTTGCGTAAATGCAACGAACATCAGTTCGAGTATCACACGGATGGTCTTATATTTACACCGATTGATTTCGGGGTTGGAAGCACTATTCGAAATGATAATACGGTTGCTGGTCCACTTTACAAAACAACATGGGAGTATTCGTTTAAGTGGAAACCAGCACATATGAACACCATTGATTTTCTCGTCACTACAAAGAAGGGTGAAGATTCAGAAGACCTTGTTACGAATATATTCAAGTCGGGAGTAGATATGTCAAGGTGTATACAGATTCAGCAACATAAAACACTTATTCTTCGTGTTGGATACGACGAAAAAAAACACGGGCATCTGAATCCGTGTGTTACGATAATTGAGGGCGGCGGAGGCGACACCGGGACCGGGGTCGGGACCGGCGACGCATACAAACCTGCACCATTTTACCCGACATATCCATATGACGACCAAGCACACATTTGTCATATTATGTTGCGCCCCGATGAAGCCGGTGTCAATCAAATGATGACGTTAGAAAATGATGTATTCCAGGATGAAACCATCGTAGAGTTCAGTTATGACTCATCCAAACCAGTTAATTGGCGATGGCAACCGCTTCGTGTTCGTCACGATAAGACAGCTGAATATCGTAGTGGTGGAAAGAACTATGGAAACGCATACCACGTAGCAAACAGTAACTGGCATTCCATCCATAATGCGATTACACCTGAAATGATAATGACCGGTAATGGTATTCCCGATGAACTTGTAAGCAATGACATATATTACAATCACACAGAAATATCGTCTACGTCGTATTTGAGTGGGCGTGGTGGCGGTGGCAGCAGTCGAACTCTTGCCAAATGTATGCGTGATTTTCATAACCTTTTCGTGAAACGCAAACTGATTATGAGCGTTGCACGACCAGGCTATACATTGATAGACCTTGCTGTAGGAAAAGGTGGTGATTTACCAAAATGGATTGCTTCCAAACTCGGATTTGTTTTCGGGATTGACTATTCCAAAGACAATCTGGAGCATAAATTTGATGGTGTGTGCGCTAGGTATCTTGACGTGAAACGTAACAAACAAAATATACCTGACGCAATATTTATTCACGGAGACAGTAGTAAAGAGATTCGCACGGGTCAAGTCGCAATAAGCGAGAGATATAGACTTATTACACGCGCAATATTTGGTGAAGGTGCAAAAGACGCGAGTATTCTTGGTCGCGGTGTTTATCCACATTATGGTCGCGGTGCTGACGGATTTGATATTTGCTCGGTACAGTTCGCGATTCACTACTTCTTTGAGAATATTGTGAAACTTCATACTTTTCTTCAAAACGTGGCAGAGTGCACCAAATTAGGCGGGTATTTCATTGGAACGTGCTTTGATGGTTTGAGAATATTCCAAGCGTTAGCGCGTTTAGAGAGTGGAAGCGAACTCACGGTTCTTCGTGGCAGTGGTGCAAATGGCAACGACCCCGAAAAAATGTGGTCAGTGCGTAAAAAGTATTATCAGACACATTTTGAACCAGATACTAGCAGTATTGGGTATGAAATAGAGGTTTACCAAGACACTATCAATAAAGTGACTAAGGAATACCTAGTGAATTTCGACTACTTAACACAAGTTCTTGAGAATTATGGATTTGACCTTGTTACTCCAGAGGAAGCCGAGACTACTCTTACATTTCCAATGCCAGATGGAACAGCAACATTTGAAACAATGTTTCATCATATGGAGGCGGAGTGCAGTGAAAGTAGAACAGGAGAATATGGTTCAGCAATGTTTATGAGTGAACAAGAAAAACAAGTATCATTTTATAATCGGTATTTCATCTTTCGTAAGAATAGAAATATCAATGCGAAACATTTGAAAAATAGTTTCTTGAGTTACGCAGGATTACAAGAAGAACAAGACCGCGTTATAGCAGGTGTAGAAGCCTCATCTAGAGAGAATAAAGGTGAAGATGAATTGGTTGCTGAAAAACTTGCTCTTGAAAAGATTGCAAGAGCGTCACATCCGATTGATGTGGCTACGAAGCCTGCGGTTGCTGCGCATATTATTGAAAAAACTATAGAAGCAGCATCACTGCCGCCAGTGGCAATATCCGCAAGTGAAAGCGGAAAACCTAGCGCGACAATCAAAAATAAACCCAAAAAACTTCGTGTGAAAACGGCAAAGGCAGTCGCAACAGTGGACACTGCCATAATGGTGGCTCCTCAAGAACAAGAAGCGCCATCAGCACCAATTGCACAAATTGAAAAGAATATAAAAAAAAAAACAAAGAAGGTTGCAGTCACTACAACAGATGAACCAACAGCAATAGGTGCTCCCACTCCTGCTCCTGCTCCTGCTCGAAAAACAAAGAAAAAAACAGACTTATAGAGAATTTCGTATTACATATAATTGAATGTTTAAATCTACAAAGAATTGTTTCAAATCATTAGAGACGATAGACACTGTCACTAATGAATCTCATAATAAATTTTGTAATGGACTTTCATATTATAATCATTTTTTATTACCACAAGTTGGTATAAATATAAACAATGAAACTGGTAAAATTACACCTATTCCTATTCATATCGAAACGATGAACCGTGACAGTGACTGTCACCGTGACCGTGTTATTGTTTCATCCTCGGTGTATTCACATTTGTGCAATATTAAACATCAAATCGCAAAATACCAAGAATCTTGGGATAATACTAAGAAGTTCACGAATCCTTATGAGTATATTCATACAAATATAGTTGGTAATAAAACAAATATAAGTAAACTTCGCCCTTTATCACGGTCATTTTATAAAATGATTGAAATCATAAAAAATTATAATATTCTCTCGCAGTATAGTGACACCATTTGTGACCGACCTGATGTTCGAATGGGTATGCGTACATTCCATTTGGCAGAAGGTCCTGGTGGATTTATTGAAGCCATAGCATATTTGCGTGGTATGGAGTATCAAAATACAATAGGAACAACCATCACTACTACGTCAAATGTATCAAGTATATCTGGAACTACGCAAGTTCAGATTCTGAAACGTAATACTGAACTTCACAATGAGGTAATGAAAGACTTGGAGCAATTAAAATTATCACGTCGTATATTTGAGAATCAAAAAGAAATGACTTTTACAATGCCTTCTGTGTCACCAATATATGGTAATGACCGTTATTATGGAATGACACTTGTTAATGACGACCCAATATGTCCTGGGTGGAAAAAAACACGAACATTTCTTGAACAACATCCGAACGTCATTATAGAAACAGGCGCAGATAAAACCGGAAATCTTATATCTACGGAAAATTTCAAGGAGTGCGCCTTCAAATACCAGAATAAAATGGATCTAATAACTGCAGATGGCGGGTTTGATTTTTCAGTGGACTTCAATAATCAAGAAAATATGGCTGCGCAACTTATTTTATGTGAAGTGTTTTATGCTCTTGCACTTCAAAAACAGGGAGGGACATTTATACTCAAAATCTTTGACGTATTTCATAAACCGACTATAGATATATTATATATATTGTGTTACTATTACAGCAATGTATCAATTATAAAACCACATACAAGTCGAATTGCCAACTCTGAAAAATATGTAGTATGTCAAGGGTTTAAAATGTTTGATTCTAGTGAAATCATAGAACAGATTATTAGTTTAATGCCACAACTAACATTGGCGTGTAAGACACGAGAAGGAAGTTATAATAATCAAGGTAATGAATGTGATACAGATGAACACAATGAAATTGTGTCTATTTTACCGGAAGAACATGACCTCTTTTTTTTGAACAAGATAGAAGAAATGAATGCTATGGTAAGTTTTCAACAAATTGAAAACATCACCTCCACATTATCGATTATAACAAACTATCGAAATGCGGAAAAGTTAGACCAGTTTAAAAAAACCAATATAAACAAATGTATTGCGTGGTGTGAATATTATGACATCCCATACAATATTCATCATCAGAGTATACAGTCTACAAATATATTTCTTCACCGCACCGCAATGAATACACAAAATGGACAAACTGTGTCAGGAAATTCACAACTTGCAGCAGCAACAACCACGTAGTAAAACAGTCTAAATATATATCAAAATGTATGGTAGTATAGTTAAGATGCAAAGCACACTTCAATTCATTGCATGTCAACTCAAGAAACCGAGAGAACGATTTGAGACGATATTGGAACCTCTGCAAGCACTGCTTCAAATCGGGTTTCTTACATTTTATCCTATTGGAACGAAATTAGCAATTCACAATAATATTCTTACTGTTCAAGCACCGGGATATACGCAAAATGTCCGGCGCTGGTATAATAATGACAAAAAGGAGGATGTATTCTACTTATACAATGTATTTTCTCGGTTCAATAAGTTTTATAAGACGGTGCTTAGTGCGGATTACAATCAAGCATTATTTACTCTTCTTCACGAACTTGCAAAGTCAGGAATCAATAATCTCACGCGGACTTATAATCAAACCGATAAAATTCATATTCTTCATACACTTCAAATGTATAAGGGTATGTTGGATAATCCAGAGTTGGCGAGACGACTTGCGAATCGGGGAGATGACTCCTCTACTGGAACGTCAGTAACGACGACTGAAGACGAATTACAATTTCCTTCAAGAGTGAAAAGTCCGACGTCTTCACCACCGTTGCGTCCAATGAATACAATTGTATCGGTAAGCGCGGGTGCGGGTGCGGGTGCGTTAACGGTTCCAAACGATAGTATTGTAGACACTAATGTGGATTTGATATTCGTGAAAATAACAGATTTATATTCTCAAGAAGATTACACAATTATTTACCAAACACTCTTGAAAATTCAAAATGATCCGCAGTATTATTTACACTACATAGAAGGTCTGAATAAAATTATGGAGCCGGTAAATCTTCGCATCAAGAAATGGATTGATGACAATATCGTGTTTTAATAATTGCGTCAGCAAGGCGCATACTAATCCATCTCCAACTTCACCCAACACGGTTTGTATGTTGCGTTTGTGAGTTCGCCCTTGATTCTACGAGAGAATTCTGGAAACGGGATTTTGATTTTAACGTCTTCGCCAGTTTTAACGAATGTTTGAAGTTGTTTATATAACTCGCGTATAGCAGGATAAGATACATTCATTTGAAGTTCGGTCAATTTATCCATAATCGGACGAATCTGAGCGCGACGTTGTTCTATTGTGCGCTCGGTCTGAAATGGGACGGTAATGGCGCTGGCAGCACTTTGTTTATTTTTTCTGGGGTTGCGCCGGAGGTTGCGCCCCCCTTTGACGTTATGGGGGGTGTCGTGGGTGTCGTGGGTGTCGTGGGTGTCGTGGGTGTCGTGGGTGTCGTGGGTGTCGTGGTCATCAGTATGTATATACGGTGCTTCGATATGAATATCTGCGAGGTCTTCAGGGATTAGGATTGACTCTTGGCGCAACTTGTCTTCAAAAGTCATCGTTTGCTGTGTCATTGAAGTCGTTGTTTCAGTATCGGTGGTTGCGTCTTGTAGATTTGCACTTACATCCATTGAAATAGTAGTTCCCATTTGTGTAATTAGAAGATTATTTATATTACAATATGGATAGATTTATACCTTAATTTGTTTTTACAATAAAAAAGTGTTTTTGTTTTTTGTTTTTTGTTTTTTGTAGTGCGCGTTTGTTTTTTATTACGGTGCTTGTTGCTGTGCTTGTTGCTGTGCTTGTTGCTGTGCTTGTTGCTG